CAGCGCATTCGGTGGAACGGGCGGAGCCTTGTCGTGCGGCAGCTGCTCGACGACCCGCGGACAAGGGACCGCATCGTGATGCGCTGCGAGGAGGTGCGGGGATGATGGAGGAATTGGCGAGGCGAGGGGAGCAGCTTGCGCGCGATCGGCAGCAGCGCAGGCTCGCTGCGATCGCTGGGCAGCTGCGGGCGATGCTCGGCAGTGCCGCGGTCGAGAGGGGCGCGCAGGTGGAGGTGCGAGGGCGCGGATTGATTAGGCGCTGGCTGCTCGATCCTCGGCTGCGGTTCCTCCGCGGAGGGCGCGGGTGAGCGCGGGTGGCGCGCTGCAAAGCGCGATCGCGGCCGCGCTTTCGAACGTCGCCGAGCTGACCGGCGTGTTCGATGGACCGCCGGCGCGCGTCGCTTTTCCCTACGCGGCGATCGACGCCACCACCGAGACGGACTGGAGCCACAAGAGCGGCAATGGACGGGAGGTGCTGGTCGCGATCACCTTGTGGGACGACCAGCCGGTGCGGCTTCACGCACTCGCCGACGAGGCCGAGGCGATGCTGCAGCTTTTGCCGGCAATCGAAGGGTGGCAGCTCGTGACGATGCGCCTGATGCGCCGGCGGGTCGTCCGCGACGTCGCGGGTCCTTGGGCAGCGGCGGTCGATTACAGGGCACGGATGTTGGCGGGGAACTGAGCTTCGCCCGACGCCCTCACCCTTTCATCGCGGCGCAACGGGTCCCTCGCTCTTACGGAAGCGGAAACGGGACAATCGAACAAAGGAGAGACACATGGCCGCAGAACGCGGGAGCGCGTTTTTGCTCAAGATCGGCGATGGGGCGGCAACGCCGGCCTATGCGACCGTGGCAGGGCTCAAGACGACGCAGCTGAGCATCAACGGCGATGCGGTTGCGATCACGAACAAGGGGAGCGGCGGCTGGCGCGAATTGCTTTCGGGCGCGGGCGTGCGCTCCGTTACCGTCGCGGCGAGCGGTATTTTCACCGGAAGCGCGGCCGAGGCACAGGTCAAGGCGCTGGCATTGTCCGGCGCTCTCGAGGGCTTTGAGCTGAGCTTCGAAAGCGGCGACCGGCTGCGCGGGAGGTTCCTGGTGACACGGCTCGAATATGCCGGCGATTTCAACGGCGAACGCAATTACACGCTTGCGCTCGAGAGCTCGGGCGAGGTGGTGCCGCTGTGAGCGGCGCCAATCGCTATCGAGGCGAAGCGGTCATCGAGGTTGCCGGTGAATCGCTGCTGCTGCGGCCCACCTTTGGCGCGCTGGTTGCCGCCGAGGAGGAACTCGGTTCCTTATTCGAGCTTGTCGAACGCGCGGCCGGCGGCGCGCTCAGAGTCCAGGAAATCGCTGCCCTGTTCGACCATTTATCGCGCGGACGGCCGGAGGCGATCACCCGCGACCGCATCGGCGACGCGATCGTGGAGAAGGGATTGGGTGGAATCACGCCCACGTTGAAGCTGGTCCTGACGCAGATCCTTCAAGGCCGCTGATGGAGCGTTTCGGCGACGCGGCGGTGCGGTTGTGCGCCGCTGCGGGGATGTTGCTCGGCTGGAAACCTAACGAGTTCTGGAACGCGACGCCGGCCGAATTGGCGCTTGCGCTGCAACCGCAGTCGGTGGCGGCCGACGTCCCCGACCCGGCGACGATCGAGGAGCTGCGGCGCCGCTTTCCGGACAACGAGAGAAACTGAAGCATGGACGAGGAAATCGAACGCCTGGTGGTTCGCGTCCGCGCCGACACCGCAAGCTTCGCGCGCGATGTCGCGGCAATGCGCGGCGAGCTCGAGGGGCCGCTCGTATCCGGAGCCGGACGCGCAGGGCGGACGATCGACAACGCGCTCGCACGCGCGATCACGACCGGGAAGGTCGGATTTGACGATCTCAAGAAAGTCGCGCTGTCGGCGATGAACGAGATTGCCCAGGCGTCACTCCGCGGCCTGTTTAATTCCGTGGGGAACGGCGGCTTCGGATCGGGACTGATCAACGGCCTGAGCGGCATTGTCGCCTCGGTACTCGGCGTGCCCGGACGGGCAACCGGAGGGCCGGTAAATGCCGGCCGCGGCTATCTCGTCGGCGAGCGCGGACCCGAGCTGTTCGTCCCATCGAGCAACGGCAGGATCGAACATCTCGCGAGCAGCGGGCGCGAAGTGCGCGTGGCAATCGCGATTCAAACGCCGGCGGCGGCGGACCCGCAAGTGCTTCGCCAGTCGAGCCGGCAGGTTGCGCGGGCAGTGCGATCCGCGCTCCGGGCGCGCCAATGAACCTGTGGTTCACGCGGCCGGGCGCGCCAATCGCCAGGACGCACGTCAAGCGATTCGATCCGTTGCATTGGGCCGTGGACTTCCCGCGCGGGACGACGGCGAGCATCGTCACCAGCGTGGATGGACACGGACTCGAAGTCAGCTGCGAGTTCCTGCGCAAAGGCGACCTCGTCGGCCTGATCTACGAGAGCGCGGACATTCATGCGCATCCGGCGCATGCGCGGGAAACGAATGCTGATTATTCGCACTGCCGCCTGAGCTTCCATTGGCAGTCGAGCGGCATTGTTGCGCTGGATGCGCTGAACGGCCCGACGCTGACCATTGAGGGTAAGGATTCCGCCGGCAATCCGCGCTCCTGGTTCGTGCGGTTGTGGAACTATGCCAGCGGCTCGCCGACCGATGCCGAGGTGAGCCTCGACTTCGACGCGCTCGACGGTGGATTCAGCCTGCCGGCGGATGCGGATCGGGTGGATCCTACGTGCGTCGAGCGGATGTTCATCAGCCTGGTCGCGCCGGGCTACGTCGAAGGCTCCGACGAGTCGTTCGCAAATCCCGCGCGAGCGTCGGTGTTGATCGGCAACATTCGCTGCAGCGGTTCGGGAAGCGTACTCGCGATCAATGATGCCATGGTGCCGCTGCATCAGCTGCGCATCGCTACCGCGTACGACGATCTCTACAATTTGCCGCCGGAGCGGATCGTCGATGCCGTTGAGCGGCTCGGTTATCGCGGGGTGATCAGCCACTACATCGGCATGAGCCATTATTTCGCGCTCACCGGCACCGGAGAGCTGGATTCAGCCCGGCCGCTCAACACGGCTGCGCTGGCGTGGCACCGCGACCTGGCGCGAGCAGCCAAAGCGCGCGGTTTCGCGCTGATCTGGTCGATATCGTACGAGATCCTCGACATGTTCTGCCCGGCCGGGTGGAAGCAGCGGGCGTATGATGGGTCGCCAGCGCTCACCGCATGGGACCCGCCGTCGGCGCTCGTGTCGCCTGCGAACGCGGATGCGATTGGCTTTCTGAAGAATGTCGCGGCCGAGCTGGTTGCCATAGCACAGGAGGCCGGGCTGCGACCGCAGGTGCAGATCGGCGAGCCATGGTGGTGGGTGGCGCCAGACGGCGCGATTTGCCTTTACGACGATGCGGCCAAGGCGGCGCTCGGCGGCGCGCCGATCCAGATTTCAGACGTCCGCCAACCGCTCAGTTCCGAACAGCTGAACCTGCTCGACGACGCGGGCGCGCTGCTCGCGGCTTCGGCGGCAACGATTGCCGACAATGTCAAAGCGGCGGACGCGAACGCACGCACGTTGTTGCTGGCTTATCTGCCGACGGTGCTCGACCCAGAGGCACCCGAGGTCAGACGCGCGAACCTGCCGGTCGGGTGGGCCAAGCCTGCCTTCGATGTGCTTCAGCTCGAGGATTACGATTGGGTGACGAGTGGCCGGGCGGCCTTGCGGACCGCGGCGTACGACGAGGTGCAGGCGCGGCTCGGCTATCCAATCTCGGAGCAGCATTATTTCTCTGGTTTCGTCGCGAGCGCCAGCGACGCGTCGCAATGGCGCTCGATCGCCGGTGCAGCGCTCGAGGCGGTGAAGCGCGGGTGCTCGGAGGTCTTTCTGTGGGCGCTTCCGCAGGTGCTTCGTGACGGACTGACAATATTCGGAAAGGAGCCGACGGTGGCGCCATTCGACGACGTGCCGTTCCCAATCGAAATCGGGCATGACGCGAGCGTCGCCCCCAATTTTTCGACGAACATCGTGACCAGCGCGGGCGGGCATGAATCGCGCAATGCCAATTGGGCACAAGCGCGATTGCGCTTCGACGCCGGGCCCGGAATTCGCGGTGAGGCCGAGCTCGAGGCGCTGCTGGCCTTTTTTCGAGCGCGGCGCGGGCCAGCGGTCGGCTTTCGCTTCCGCGACCCGTTCGACAACAGTTCGAACGGCATGACGGGTGAGCCGGGAGCCACCGATCAGCCGATCGGAGAAGGCGACGGAGCCACCGACGCGTTTAAGCTGGTCAAGGCTTACAGCCCGGGTGAACAGCGACGAATCACACGCCCCGTCCCGGGATCGGTACGAGTGAGTGTCGATGGCACGGAGCTTACGACCGGCTGGGTTCTGCAGGAGGGCGGCACCGTGCAGTTTGCGAGTCCACCAGCACCGGGCACGACGGTGGCAGCGGGCTTCCTGTTCGATGTCCCCGTGCGCTTCGCCGAGGATCGCATTGAGGTGAACCGCGCCACGTTTCTTGCCGGAGAAGCGCCGTCGGTGCCGCTGATTGAGGTGCGCGAGGGCTAAGCATGAGCATTGCCGAGGGAGAGCTGACCAGCATCGCGCTTTGCTGGCGTGTCGAACGTGCGGACGGCACCGGAATCGGGCTTACCAGCCACGACATGCCACTTGTCAGCCAAGGTGTGAGGTTCGAGCCGGCGCCGGGCATGAAGCCGGCGGCGATCACTCGCAGGCTGGGACTGGAAAGCGATTCGAGCGAGGTCGCCGGAAGCTTGAGCTCCGACGCGCTCGACGGGCAGGACCTTGCGCTTGGCCGGTGGGATGGAGCCGCCGTGCAATTGACAACGGTCGATTGGCAGCACCCGGCCGACGAACCGATCACCCTGCTCGGCGGCGAGATCGGAAGCGTGGTCATTGAAAATGAGAGCTTCACCGCCGACCTCAGCGGGGCCGCAGCGAAACTCGAAAAAGCTGTTTGTCCTGCGACCTCGCCTGAATGCCGGGCACAATTTGGTGACAAGAGATGCCGCGTGGACCTCGCCGGCCGCAAAGTGCGCGCAAGCATCGTCGCGACCGATGGCAACGAGCTGCTCCTGGATCGCGCGCTGGATGATCGATTCCTGTTCGGACGATTGCGCTACGTCGATGGGGCAAATTGCGGTCTGTCGACGGTCGTGCTGGCAGTCGATGGATCAACGGTGCGCATTCGCGACTTACCACGAGCCGAGGTGGATGCAGGCTGCCGCGTCGACGTGCGCGAGGGCTGCGACAAGCGGTTCGAGACTTGCGTTTCGCGTTTCGACAACGCCGTCAATTTCCGCGGCGAACCGCACCTGCCGGGAAACGATTTGCTGACCCGCTATCCGGGAGCTTAAACTCAATGACGATTGATTATGTGGCGCGCGCGCGGGCGCTCGTCGGGACGCGCTTTCGCGCGCAGGGACGCGGCGAAGGCGGGCTCGATTGCGTCGGTGTCGTGATCGCGGCATTCGATCTGCCGCCCGACGCGGTGCGGCGCGACTACGCGCTGCACGGCAACGATCTTGCCGAGATAAGCGCAACATTGGATCGCTTCTTCCGGCGCGTGGCTCGGACGCGCTTGCGCGCTGGCGATGTGATGCTTTTCGCCGCGGGAGAGAGTCAACTGCACTTCGGCGTCCGAACCGACGGCGGTTTCGTGCACGCGCATGCCGGACTTCGGCGAGTTGTCGAGACACCTGGCTTTCCCGAATGGCCGCTGCTTTCTGCCTATCGGAAGCGGCGGAGTTGCTGAGCCTTGGCGACTCTCGTTCTCAGCACCGTTGGCACCGTTCTCGGCGGTCCGGTCGGAAGCGCAATCGGCGCGCTCATCGGCCAGTCGATCGACCAGGAGCTGCTCGCGCCCGTGCGGCGTGGGCCGCGGATCGGCGACCTCGCAGTGCAGACGTCGAGTTACGGAACGCAGGTTCCGCGCCTCTACGGCACCATGCGTGTCGCCGGGAGCGTTATCTGGGCGACGGATCTGGTCGAACATG